AGCGGAGAAGCGCGCCGCCATCGCGTCCATAAATGACCGGTTTGATGTTGCTATTGCTGAACGGCGCGAGTTTGACCCGATCTGGGGAAAACACTGGCCTGCCGCCGATAGGTTTGAGTTCATCGGGACATCATGGGGTGATTTTGAGCCATATCACCACCCGCGATCAAACCTGCCCACAGCCAAAATTGCCCCGAAACGCCTGATGGATGAAACATTCAGCGGCCACTGGCTGGTGGACGCGCTATGACCCCCGCACAATTCAAAGAGGCCCGCGAAAAGCTGGGCCTCACCCAGACCCAAGCCGCCAATATGCTCGGCTATGGCGCTTACACCCGGATCAGCGAAATTGAGAGCGGTAAGCGCCCGATAATGCCACATGTTGTTAGATTGATGGGCGCGTATCTGGCAGGCTATCGTCCAGATGATTGGCCTGTACCATGAGCAACCTAGGCGCATATGAGCGGATAGCCTATCTGGAAAGCCGCATGGCAGCGTTAGAGGCGCGCGTCGCTTCCCAAGCCTCTGTGATTGACCGGCTGCTAAAGGCCGCCCCGGATTACACACCAGAGACGCTAGAGGACGGCGCAACGCACATCATCAAGGATACCGCGCGCCAGGTTGCAGCGGCGCACGGTCTGTCATTCGCGCAGATCATGGGCAAATCCCGCTCATGGCGCATTGTCCACCCTCGCCAACGGGCTTGGTTACTGGCTCACAGGGCAGGCATCGGCAAGAGCGAAATCGCGCGGTTTTTCGGGATGGATCACAACACGGTTGCCAGTGGTATTCGCGTGGCGTTGAAGCGTGAGAGTGCGCTTGCCAAAAACGCGGATCTAGGTTAGAAATTGAGCGAGCGGGGAGGTTGTCCAGACCTCGACCCGCTCTTTACATAGCGACTGGAGTTCGCCACGTGCCACCTAAATATCATATTCCGGCGCAATTGCGCAAGTGCGCGAGTGATGTATATTCATGAGCCTCAAGATCATGTCCCAAGTCTGGGATGATGGACCAAACGATAAATCAGAAATATTGGTGCTAATCGCGCTGGCTGATTTTTGCAACGACAGCGGTGAATGCTGGCCATCAATCGGGACTATTGCCCGCAAATCTCGGATGACTGAGCGCGGAGTTCAGAAGATTATTGCGCGGCTTTGTAGCATTGGCTGGATAACAATCGACCCAAAAGCAGGGCGGCGCGGGTGCAACCTATACGTTATTACACCCCCGAACCCCGTTCACCCCCGAACCCCGTTCACCCCGAACCCGGTAACACCACCCCCGAACCCCGTTCGCGTTACCCCCGAACCCCGTTCACCCGAACCGTTAATAACCATCATAGAACCGTCAGTAGATACCCTTTGTATTTCCCCAAGGGGAAAACCAAAGCGAAGGCGATGCGCCATTCCTGATGATTGGGTTCAGTCAGATCGAAACATAGCCGACGCAAAAGCACGCAACTTCTCGCATAATTTCGGCGGCGCGGGCTGCAGTCACGCGCTCGCGGTCTTCCGTCACTTGGCGCGGCGTGTTGTTTTCAAGCGCAGAAATCATCACTTGGCGTGGGGCTGATAGGCTCTTGCACCGGGCCTCAAGTTCATTCCATGTCGGCCAGAACTTAGGCGGCGAATCCAAAACGGCAGCGCGGGCAACGTCCGCCGGGTATTTACGCAGGCGCGACGCATACGCTTCAAGCCGTAATTCCTCGGTGAACTCATCGTCGCTGCGCTTTGCCGTGACAACGGATAGTTCCGCAAGCCATCCCTCAATCATGCGTAGATCCGCAGGTGATTGCAGCCTGCGCAGTTCCGAAAGCACGACGGCTTGACTTTCTTCATCGCCGGTAACACCGCAACCTTTGCAAATCACGACAACCGGCAGCGAATTGCCATTTTCGTCTTTTGAGTAATGTAGCTTTAGCGTGTCAATTGATTGTTTTTTATTTTGCGCTCTAATATCCTGAGTTCCCATATAGATACCAATACCAAATATAGCCCCAATTATCGCACCATATAATAAACCTACATTAAAATCATTCATTACCTTGAACCTATCTTATCGCTAAAAATATTGTAACGCCCACCTGTTCCCATTAAAACAGGGTCGGTTTGCATGGTCAACGACTTGGCATTAGTACGCATGATGTTACGTTTGGCTTGATGTGCAATATCGATAATGTTTTGACTGGCTTGCACTTGGTAGCTGGGCGCGAGTTCAATCGCTAACAAAGCCACAAGCATACGGTAATAGCCCTGCGGGAAGCTGACAGTTTCTGTCACATTGGCGAACTCACTGATTTGCTTGTAGCTGTAAATCGTGACAGGTATCGCGCTCGATGGTACGGGGTAAAAAGTGAGGTTGTTTAACGGGTAATTGCCGTCAGGGTAGCAGTATTGAGGATAATTTGTTTGCAGTGTTTTGAGTTTAATAGCCGCGTAATCATCGTAATTCACAAGGACAACGGGAAAATCGATATTGCCAGTTGTGCCAGTGATCGCGGTTGTGACCGATTCAATTTTAATTGGACGCGTGCTGTTAAAGTTGCCGCCTGTGCCAAAAGTGTAAGTCGCTTGACCGCCGACTAAATTAAAGCTTTCTTTCGTGACTGTGTTAATCGTGAATGATTCGTTAGCTAACGACTCGATTAAGCTGTTAAGGGTGCGTAGCGCGGTATTGGATTCTTCTGCCGTCAAGATTACATCGGGCGAGTAAACCATAAGCTGAGTGAGACTGTCTTGGATTAAATCGCGTACTGTATTTGTTGCCATGGCTAGCCCTTTTTGATGTTAAAAAGCCCTCACTTTGCACGGTGAGGGCTTTTTCTTTATTTGCTATAAATTCTTACTTTGTTTTAGTTACTGAGTAGCCATTTCTTTCTAATAGAGCTATTGCCTTATTAATTGCGTTTTTTTCCGCTTTTGCCTTTATTTTTTCAGCAATTTTTTGTATAGCTTCTTCTTTTTCTTGTGGTGATAAATTTTTAAGATAGGGGTGCTTTCCTTGCTTTGAATCAAAATCAAATGATATGAATTTTAATGCTGTCAAGACCATTCTTTCTGGTCTTACTTTCCCGGTAAAATCTGGGTTGTGAATCATCACCTTTTCTATTCTTCCCTGTTTTATTATTTCGCCTATCCTGCTTTTTACACCACCATAAAACGGCAGTCCATCAAGATTTTTTAATGTTGTTGCTCCATTTTCTTTCAGGTACTGTAAAAGGAGTAATGTGGGGCTTTGTTCAGTTTTCATTTTATCGCCTGTCAAATAGTCGCCATTAAGAGTTTACACCATCGGGGACGCTGGCGAAAGCTGCGGATAATTAGACCGCCCGATGGTGCGTAACATTATACTACAGTTGCATCACTCTGTGCCAATTGGCAAGGTCTCCACACGGTAATTGTATAAATCTCTGCCGCTGTTGGTGTGATACTGCCAGCGGTGGGATTGATAAACTGAATAGAAATGGTATTAGCCGCACTAACGCGACACGAGCCGATGGCTAAGCCGGTCTGCGCGGTTGGTTTGTACACGTTTAAAATCACGTCACGGGCTTGCAAAGAATCACCCATTGATAATCCTGTGACTGTAAAGGTCTGCTCGGTTGCTGTTGCTGCACCACACGCGGCGGGTGACAGTGCGAGCGAGACCATCGTTAAATGTTCAAAGTTTAGCGGTTGTGATGGAACGATATTTGGAGCTGCGCCTTGATCTGGCATGGGTAAATCCTCTTAAAATTGGTAAAGCCACGCGGTTAAACGTGGCGTTAGGTTGCGTTATTTTAGCCTGTAAGACGAGCCGCCAATTCTGGGTAAATTGCTTTCCATCCATACAATACATCAAGACGGGTAAAGTAATTGTCACTTTGGATGTCATATTGGCTAATCATCCGCAAAGACAATCCAGAAGCTTTTGATGCCATGCGTGACGCTGTGTCAACACCACCGGGCAAAGGCAAATCGGCACTTGCAAGCGTAAATGCGTCCCTGTGCATCAAAATGTTTTGCGGTGCTTGTGCTGCGTTTAAACCGCTCAAAATGGTACAAGTAGCTGCTGCTGCGATTGTGTTCGTGGTGCTTGTGACATTCTGGAACGCACCGCTAAAGATTGGGTACGGCAAAATTGAAACGCTTGTAGCAGAAGCCAAGGTATCAGCCATAACAACAAAGTTTTGCAGTGAGCCAGTTGAAACACGCGATTGTGGATTAACCGCATAAACGCCAGCGATTGTAAAAACCGTACCCGCTGTTAATGTGCCAGTGATTGCCGCTGTTGCCAAAGTAAAAGGCGTAGTTGCATCAGCTTGTACAGTATTACTACCGCCTTGAGCCGCTGCACTGATTGCGAATGTGCCGTTTTGCGTACCTGCTGTGTGCATCGGTACGTTTTGATCCATGTAAAAATCAAAGCCCAATACGTTGGAACCCATTCTGCCATTTTTATAAATGTCTGAAATGGTTTGCTGTGGGTTGAACAGCGTAGCATTAGCAGTGACTAATCCAGATTGTGTAGCTGGATTGATAATAGCTGAACGCTTGCCGTCTCGTGGTGCTGCGTTTTCGTCTAACTTTTGTTGACCACGCGCCGTTGCCAGTAATGCTTGTGCACTGGTCGGTGTGCCTGTTAATTCGCCGACAGTACCGACAAAGTTGTAAACGGATTTGTAAAGCTGTAGACCATCATAATCGATTTGATTGGCAATTGCCGCAGCTGCTGGAACAATAAAGCGTTTTCTAAAGTCATCGATATTTAAAGCCAAATCGACACTTGAAAAAGACATTGCAGTTTGAGCTTGCTCTGTCAAAGTGACAGGGACATAGGTTTCAATGCTGTTTTGGGGTACAAGCTGCTTTCCTTTGTAGACCATGTAGCGAGTTGGCTTTCTGACGTTTACAGTCGCGCCGATTTGACCGCCGCCAGCCTGAAATTGACTGTCGTATTCGCGGTTTACGTTACTTGAGAATGTGAGTTGGTTTTCCAAGACTTCAAGCGTTTCCGCTGTGATCTTGGCGATAGTAAGTAATTGGTTAGCCATTTGGCTGCTCCCTATTGAAAAAAGTTAATTTCTCAGTCGGAAGCGAAGCCGTTTAACGCTATTTTACTGTGTTTGATGGTAAAGCGGTGCCTGTTACGTTAGGCTTCGGAATTTTGTTAAATCTACTTTATTTATTAGCTTTTGTCAATAGGCTATCTGCCTCTGTTTACAATCCTTATGTTTCTAATCTTGTGTTTTCTAACCTTTTCCCTCTGTTTTTTTTGATTAGATTATCTCTCATTCCATTTATTACTGGCTGAATAAACCGCCCTTTAAAATCTTCAATATTTAGAGTAAAGCTTGGTTGTCGAGTTCGGACAGGCATTCTAACGCCATCCTAGCAGTGGTTACGCGCTGGTTCATTTCGCCGCCCTCACAAAACCATACAGCACATCTAATCGACAAAATGTGTAACCACTCTTAACGTCATATTGCCTTACAATTCTCACTGACACGCTGTTTTTTAAAGTCACTACCGCACAGTCCATGTTTTGTGGATAGCGCAATGGCTCAAAAAATATCTTAATATTTTCTTTATCCTTTAGCTGCGAGTATTCATCGCGTATTTTATTGAACAGATACGCAACGGATGGATTTATTGATAAATACCTAATATCATCAAAAGATAACTCTAAATTATCAACATTAACATCTTCAAATAATTGCTTCTTAACCAATAAATCTCCTGTTTCACCCTCCCTCATAACCTCAATACTGTCGGTTAACAATGACTGAAACGCATCCACGCACTCGTGCGCAATATGTGCAGTGGTTATATAATTACTCATTTTGCCGCCTTCTTAGCTGCCTTATAAGCCTCAAAATCACCAGCTTTTAAAGCCGCTTCCATTGCTGCGTTGCTTGTTAAAACCGCACTGCCGCCTGACACTGGTGTAATCGGTTTTGCTGCTTGACTGATTCTTACGGGCTTTTGAGATGGTGCTGTGCTGCCTTGTGCTGCCATCATCCCCATTTTAACAAGACGTTGGCTTGGAGTCATGCGCTCAAACTGTGCCAGTAACTCAGGGTCTTTGCCAATTGTGTAGGCTATTTCTGTGATATTTTCAATCTCAGTAATTGCGGTGTTGGTTAATGGGTCATCGAACAACGGCAAAGCGTGAACCACCATTTCATCATAGTCTGGCGTGACTGCTTTAAATTCTGCCTCACGCTCTGCAATCACAGACTTTCTGGAGCTTATCGCTTTATCACGTTCAGCTTGTACTAAAGCCTGACTGATACGCCGCTCTGTCTGTGCGTCTCGCCATGCGTCTAACGCATCCTGATAATTATCATTATAACGACCGCCAACAAAATCATCAGGGTTAGGTTTATCAGGTGGTGGATTAGTTCTTGCTGCGAGTGCTGCTTCTGCCGCTTGCGCTCGTTCTTCTGCCGCCCGTGCTTTGTTTGCAAGTTCTTGGACACGCTTACTATATCCGCGTTTTTTTTCTTCTGTGGTTTCGTCAATATCACTTTCGACTTCTGACTCTGACTCAACCGCTGCCGCTTCTTCGCTTGCTGGTATCTGCTCAACTTCTGCGGTCTCCACCGGTTCATTGCTTAAAATTACGTAGCGTTCTGGTTGGATGTATTCTGCTGTTTCTTCGGTCATCCTAAATCCTCGTCTTGGTGGGGTGCTTCTGGATTGTCTTTTTCTTCCAGTGGAATTTGTCGTAAATTATCCAAACCATTCTTTACTGCATTATACGGAGCGTTCATCATTGCCATTATTTCATCGATCGATTCTTTTACCGATATTTCTTTGTCATTAAATAAAACATAACTTCCTTTAATCGTAGCCCCTCTAAAAATACAGTAATTGACGGGGCATACTATTGGTCTGTCGTCAAACAGTGTTAATACTATGTGCGTTGGTGGCGTGCATTTGATTTCTTCGGTCATGGTATTATCTTTGTGTGGTCGTGACTAATCGGCGTTTCATCTTGTTCGGTGTACATTGTCGGATAACGCGGCGGCTTATTTACTTTCATAATGCCACTATCATTATCAGCTATCGTTTTTCTTAGACTTTCATAGCCTTCTTGACATGATTTAAGATAATCCGCGTCAACAGTAGGCTCATTGTCATTTAATTCAGCCGATAATTTACGCAATAAATCAACCAATTCACACGGGTTCTCAAATTCAATTGTGATTTTCATCGTCTCAACTCATTAAGTAATTGCTGCATTTGCATTTGTTGCTGTTGGTATTGTCGTTCACGCTGGTCATAGTCTCTCTGTGCTTGCCTGCGTTCGCGCGCTTGCTCGTTATATCGCTCCAAATCATCAAGGGCGTAGTTGTGCTGGTCACTGCGTGGATGTGGTTCGTCCCATGAGTAATGTGACTCTTCTGCGTTGGCTGTGCTGGATAGCAGTAAGACGATTAGTAGTATTGTTTTCATGGCATTACCTCGAATTCTTCATTGCTTTTTAAAAGTGTTGCCCTGTGCGATTCTTCTATTTCAAACTGCTCATTAGTTAAAGCCAAATAAGGCTCTAGCGGTAATTCCTCTACCATATCCATATATTCTTTATCTTGCCAAAAATTATGTAATTCTTCCATTTCCATTCCCCAATAAAAAACCCGCATACATCACTCATCGGGTGCAACAATGAGAAATATAGCGGGTTTGATAAAAATTGTTATGACGTTGCACCGTCATTTATTACTCGTGATGACAGGATTCAAACCTGCGCAGGGTTCCTGCCCTATGTCACCAATCAATACTTATTGGCTTTTACCGTATTTCTACGCTACATCACAATTAATCTAGTCAACCAGTGCGTTACGCTGGATAAGTGCCTGATACAATTAAGACAGCACCGACATTTCTTTATGCCTATTGACGGCTCAATTATACACCTTTCAATAAATCATAATACTGTTTTTTAGTTAGTGTGCCTAAAAAATAAGCATACTCTATTGCTTCGATAAAATCATGGTTATTGCATAGGCTCTGCTTGTTCAATGGCTTGTGGTTCTTGTACTGGTTCAGCCGCTTCACCTTGTGGCGATTCCTGCAGCGTTTGTGGTGGTGGGTTTAAATCCATGTGCTGCTTGTGAATTTCCTGTTTAATCGCAAGCTCACGGGCGTGTTCATCGTTCATCATTTGGTTGGCGTGGGCTTCAATTTCAAGCGTAGTTGGTTCGATACCTTCCTGCGTTCCCGCCTCAATATCAGCAATGGTTTTGATACGCTTAGTTTCTGCATCGTACCGCTTAATATCAAGCTCCATCATTTTCAGGTCTTTGTCATCACTCAACCGCGCTATTTCTTGGCTCATGTGTTCCATTTGGTCAGCCATTTGTCCCATTTGTTGCTCGGCTTGTTGCGCCGCTGGATCGGGTGCTTGCTGTCCTTTCTCTGGTTCTTGAAGTGGAGGAGGTAGCATCTTTTTCATGCGTTCGCTGATTGCGTCGCTACCCGCCCAATCCAAGTTTTTTACAATCAAGTCACCTGCAATCGGCATAATATCAGGATACGATTGCACCAATTGCATCATACTTTCGGCTGATTCTTGTCGCTTGGTTGCGTAACTAGCTCCCACATCTGCGTAAACATCGTAACGACCAACTGACAAATTGTATATTTTCTGTATTTCGCCGCGTTCATCTTCAATTTCTCCTTTCGCACCTTGCAGTTCTGGGTCAATTTTAACATGGTCAATCTCATCATCTTCGCCAATGATGCGCATGATTCGTGCGGTGTCGTAGACTTTTGGAATCCACTCAACAAGGATGCGCCCCGCCTGTCTTATTGACCGCGCCATATTTGCCGAATAGTGAAACGTACCTTGCGATGCTTGTCGCTGCAATGACAACACCGCTTTGCCGCTTTGGTCACTTGGGTTGTTGCCTAACGTAGCATCATAGATGCCAAGTGAGCTTTTGATATCATCGATTGCCGCTGCTTTTGCATTGACTATGCCTGTCGGAACTTGTGCCGGTTGTTGGCGTTCGGGTTTTGGTAATGCGCGTCCATCTTCATCATAAGCATTGTAAAAAAGAACGCTTTTAGGGCTTCGATTTGCTACTGCATAGTCGTCACTATAGCCTTGTACTGCTTCAACGCTTGCCATAAATGGGCTGAGTGGTGATAGAGCCAAGTATTCAGCCTCACAGCTCGACTGATAGTTGTAAAGTTGCTGCGGGCTTTTACCGTGGCGCGTTAAACCGTAAATAGTTCGCTTGCCGTCTGTCCATACCTCATTGCCAATGCAAGGGATAATGGGAATTGAGGTAATTGGTAGCTCGGTGCTTTCAAGTACGCAATCCGCACCCAATTTATACCACATCACGCTAGTTTTTGATGACTTGCGACTATCCTTGATTTCATCGCCTTCCTTTAGCTCGCTATCCCAAATAACGCGACCATCGGTTAAAACATGTATTTTCTCTGGCGTTTCTTTCTTTTCAAAGTACTCAAAAATACGGACTACTTTCTTGTTGGTCCATTCGCTATCAGTTGCGCCTGAAGCGACCCAGCCTTGTGATTCTTCTGGGTACTGCTCGTCAAAGTCATCGCGCGGTATTTCTTCCATGATTCCACCCCAGCGCGAATCCGAGCCATCTGGCTCAGTGCTACCGGCATCGGACACCACCTTGGAAATGTCGGGTACCCGCTTAATAACCAGCTCTTGTTCCCATGCGTCATTAGTGATGTATTGCGGGATAATACGAAAGTACCCAAGCCCGCAGTCAACCATATTCGCCGCTGCGGTTTCGTAAGCGATACCAGCGTTACTTTGACTTTCAATGTTGCGAATTACGCCTTGTAAAATTTCGGCTGTCTCAATATCCGCATGGTCATCACACGGGCGTATTTTGATAGCTGGGCGGTTTTGGCGTATCTCGTTAATGACCTGATTGTTAAACGCGGCTATGCGATTGATAGTAAGTATTGGGCGCTCTTGACCAACCAACTGACGTGATGTCACTGCCGCATCGTCCCATTGATGAACACCACCGAGTCGCACGAACTTAAGGTCATGCGCCATTTCTGCACGTTGCACGGCTTCCTCACTCATCGAGTCCGTAAATCGTTGTTTAGCGCGCGCGATTAGCTTTTCGTCTTTGTCGCCGTCAACTTTATCTTTGTCTTTATCTAGCTTTGCCATGATGCTGTGTGTCCTTTGTGTGCGTGCTGTGGTGGTGCTGGTCTTTCGATGCGAATCGGGAACTTGTACGCGATAAAGTACCCTGCACTGTCGTTCCGGTCATCGATTGCAGGATGTGTCGTGGACTTTTCTGGCTCGCCTTTATCGTTATAGCCTTGGCTTTCAAGTGCCGCGACTAATTCTGGGCATTTGTCGGCGTTGACTTTCAAGCGGTCATGACTCAGCAATCCGTTAAACGCATTAATTCTGTCTCGCACCGCTGGATTCGTGGTTTTATGTTTAACCGTCCATTCTGCTCGGCGTATCATTGCAATGTCGGATTCTGCCGCGTTGGTCTTATTACTATTGCCGCTTGCATCGGGGTAAACCGTGATGTTTAACGTATTGTAGCGCGTTAGGTTGTTGATAAAGTCTTGTGTGTCGTGGCTTACAAACTCGTCAACTGCAGTCACAATATCACCATCAATCACAAAAACTGTTGCGCACGTTCCGCCTACGTTAAAGTCTAATCCGATGTGAAGTGCATCACCTTTCTGAATTGTGCGCGTGCTTTTATGGCGTTCTTTGTTGTAAAAATGATAGATTTTATTGGCGGTAAAGTTTACCCACCCGCCGTTTACCATTGCTTCAAGCATAATGGGGTCGTAAGACTTACTAATCTGGTCAACATAGCCATCGGGCAAGAATGGGTTTGAACCAGTGCCAGCGGTAATGTAATGAAACCCATCATCTAGGTGTTCGCCATAACCCCATTTCTTAAAGCAAAACCCTGCTTTCCCTTGATCTGTCGTACTAACTACTGCCAGCGTGTTTCCGCATTGGTGCTTAGTCTTTAGCCGTATCCGCTCGTTTATTTTTCGCCATGCATGTTCTGCGTTTTCAAAGTTAAGTGTGTCCAGCTCGTCAATCACCGCGTGGGCAATCTCATAGCTAACAATGCTGTCGGGGTCGTGATAAGTATCGAGATAATAAACCGCGTCATTTAACTCTGGAATTGTAATGGTTAAATCCGATTTATTGACTGTGTACGAATAACCCATTTTTTTTAGATAGCTTTGAACGCCTGATAAACCGCGCCGCTTAGCCAGTTTGTAGCTTGGGAAATAATGAGCAACCGCTCCACCCATATCTTCTTGAAGTAACGAAACTAACCTGATTGTTGCCGCCTCAGATTTACCTGCGCCCAGTCCTGCAAAAAATGACGGGTGTGCGTGTGCTGACTGCGTAAACTCTAATTGTGGTTCGGTAATCTGGACAATAGTTCTATCGGTCACTGTGGCTTTACGACTTCAAAGACAACGGTTTTTTGTGTTGTTTCGCCGCTATGTTCAACTGCTACTTTTTGCGGCGCATTATCGCCCAATAAATCACCAAAGACTTTAACTGCGTTAATTCTATCGCCGTCCCTCTCACTTGCTTGGGCAATTCCTTTTAGGATTTCAAGGCGTTCGATACGCGGGAATAACAGGCGTTCTGCGAGCTGGTCACGTAGTTGCTGGATTCTTGCGGACACATTGCGGTCATTCATTAGTCGCGATGCTTCCTCGCACATCGTTTTATCAAGCATATTTTCGGTATTATAAGCCCGTCGATATGCTTCTGTTTGCGTGCATCCTTCTAAAATAAATTGACAGAACTCTTCCTGCTTTGCTGTAACTGCCATTTATCTACTCCTCATAAATTCACGTGGCTGCTTACGCCCAACTGATTTTATCGGCTGTCTGTTCACAGTCTCGCGGCTGTGTGGTTTTCTATCCCCCAAGAGATGGTAATTTAGTAGGTTAATCGGGGGCATTAGCGTTTTAATAACGTGTGGGCTGTAAACATTAATTTAGCAAAAAAAGTATGCTTCATTTCAACACGGTCCATTACAAATTGTTTTTCTATTTCACTCGCTTTAATTTGCCTTGCTTTTTCAATTGCATTATTTTTTTTACGCTGTTTGCGTGTGGGATAATCTCTTTTCATAAAAACAAATTTCAATAAATAAAAAATAAACTATGGGTAATTGGAGGCATTACATTATCCCACCAGTCTCAATCAAAACCATATCCAAAATAATACTAATCGCTTTTGCAAGATGAATCTGGCGCACACCATTATCATGCTGATTTGCTAGTACGATATGTTTAAACGCCTCGGCTTTCTGTGCATCAGGTTCAACAGCTAACACGTCGTTTAACTTTCCATTGACCATTGATGGCAAAAGGTAATGCTTATTATCAATGGTCAATTCCTCATCAATAAACCAAATAGCCTTCTCTAATTCTTGCACGGGGTCATCTTTCTGACCGCACCGCCAAAGATATTGGAAGCTCTGAGCTAGGCAACCGCTTAGGTGTTTGCTGATTTCAATGCACTGTACTCCGCTTGGGTGGGAACGATAGTGGCTTGGATTAACTTTGTCTAGCAATGTGTCATCGGTCATTAATCCTCACTTACCACGCCAATACCACCAGCTAAAGCAATCCCCAGTGTAATGATTGCGTCTGTCCACTCAGGGCTAATTGACGCTCCTGCAGCTGTTGCGCATAACACTAATCCGCGCCATGTAGAGGCTTCGGACAGTCGATTTTTTATATATGCCTTCATTACCAGTCACCGCCTCCACTTGATGAATCGCTAGAACTACATGAATCGTAGCTAGAACTTGATGAACTTGACCCGTAGTCATATGAGCTGTGGCTGCATGAGTCGGTTGACGCACTATCCATTACAGCGGCGTACAACAATAAATTATTAGTTTGCTGGAAATCGTCATCAGCTCTCGATGCAATAGATGACGATTTCATGGTTCTTTCGACTACAGTTGCTGTTTTTTTTATTGCTGGCTCAACTGTTTTTGAGGAAACAATGGCTGCCTTGTCTTTTTTTCTTCTAAAATAATCAAATAAACTCACTTTTTACTCCAAATATCGGCGATACTCACGCCAAAAACACCCATCAAATAATTAGCACCTGCTAATAATCCGCCTAAAATCATGACTACTGTACCGCTTACAATCTTGTAACGAGTAAGCTCTTGCTTTAATTCAACTGCAATTGTTAAAACCTGTTCTAGCTTTTCATCGTGCCGTGCGCTTGACTCTCTAGCGAGCCGCGCAATCTCGTTAATATCGAGCTGGATATGCTCAATATCGTTTTCCGTAACTGCTACGCGTTCACTTAAAGTATGGCTTTCTGACACAACAAAAATCCCGAAAATAAATTAATAGTACCATAGATGGAATTTTTGGCAAAAAAAAACCACGCTTTTTAGGGCGTGGTCAATTTAGGAGAAGGCATATTTAGATAGAGAAAAGCAACAGGCTGGAGAACTGTTAGACGTATTTAAGCATTTCTAGCGTCAGGTGTCAACTGCCATACACAAATATGCTCTATTCCCTCACTCTCATACTTCCCGCACTTACGGCACTGCTTTCTGGTCTCGCCGTGGACGTGGTTAAAGTGGCACTCTAGGCATTCGAAGTCTTGGCATTGCAGAAAGCCGTTTTTAGGGTATAAAAATTCT